CGATAGATATCCTACTGGCCTCTTTTATTGAGACCGATAGGCAGTTATCTAGTATCGATTTTTCTCCTGCAAAGGAGATTATCGATATGGCGCGATCGACTATTGCAAGGATCTTGTGTAATACTGATCCTTTCGATATTCGCCCGTGTCACGGATCCGGCTCTACAGCCGACCGTATCGAAAACCACGAGAAGTGGCATCAAATCAGATATTATTCTGATCTTGATGATTCTTTCTCGTACTCTGACCACTTCTTCTTTAGCTCTAGTCATCTAGCTGATGAACTTTTGCTTTTGGAAGATAGTGTGGAATTGGATCCTATGGCACGTATATGTTTAGTGCCAAAGGATGCTCGAGGACCTCGTATAATATCGTGTGAACCCTCTGCTTTTATGTTTATACAGCAGGGGATAATGCGAAAGTTATACGAAACTATTGAGAGTCATCCGCTAACCGCCGGATTCGTAAATTTTACGAATCAGGAGATAAATCGAGATATAGCGAAAACGTCTAGTAAAACAGGCGAATTCTCTACTATCGATCTATCTGATGCTTCTGATCGGGTTTCTCTTGAACTCGTTCGCCTGTTATTTCCGGCAAACTGGTTCAAGGCTCTTTGTGCTTGTCGCTCAAAGAGCACGAAACTTCCTAACGGTGAAGTAGTGGTATTCAACAAGTTCGCCCCAATGGGCAGTTCTTGTTGCTTTCCAGTTGAAGCTTTAGTCTTTTGGGCTATAGCTTCGGCGAGTATTCGTATATGCCGGGGTAAACCCGTCGTATACGTCTACGGTGACGACATTTCTGTCCATACGTATAATAGTATGGTCGTTATGTCAGCTCTTGAACTTGTTGGGTTAAAAGTCAACAGGGACAAGAGCTACTGCTCTGGTCCATTTCGTGAGTCTTGTGGGGGTGACTATCATAATTTATATGATGTCACGCCAATTAGGCTCCGTCATGAACCGGCCGTGTCACGTAACTGCCTCTCTACTGATGTTGACTTCTTGAATTTATTAATCAAGAAGTTTGGTTATAGTTCTGTTTCCTCAATTGTTCAATTAATTGAGGAACTTTATTCAGAACCTCTACCTAGATCAGCACATTTGGACCTTCCTTGTGTCCTTAGAACTGATCTTACATCAAGTAACGATGTATTCTTCGCTCGAAGATGGAATATCTTTCTTCAGCGATTTGAATACCGTATTCCCCAGCCTTATACGAAGACATTAGTCTTTCGTGAAGCCGCATGGAGCGAGCTCCTTCGCAAGGAGCTAACTCGGGAAGTAAGAGAGTCAGAACCAGATACTTTTTATGGAAATCAGCTAGCAATAGCTGAGGCCCATATGAGTCCTGGTGAATACGCGGTAAGCCGTTCCGCCAATATTAAGCGGCGTTGGGTTTGGCTAGGTTAGCCAACCTTTCGGCTCCCACTTTTGGAGTCGAGTTGAGGGGTAGTTTTTGGCGTG